TTTCACGGGTTCAGCGCCTCCCTCGCGGCTTGGACGATGTTACGAAGCATCCCGTCGCCAATCTCGCCAGCGTTGGGATTAAGACGGGCGACCATGACGGCGACCTTTTCAAGCTCGATGGCACGGGCGCGGAGGTCGTTGTACGCGCGTGCCAGCATTGCGGGCGGGAGCGTGCTGTAAGCAATCGGGAACTCGTCCGCGATGAACTCAAGGTTGCCGGTGTAGATGTGGCTCATGCCGCTAGGTGTGTTCATTGGTGTCGTTTGGTTACGCGCCGAAGCTACGACGGCGGTGCGTAGGCTGGCAACACTTTTTTCACGCGAAATGCTCAATCCATTGCGGCTGTAGGGAAAGAATCGCTTAGAATCTCCATCGCCCGCTTGTGCGCCAGCCGGAAGGCGGGGTCGTTTTCCATGAGGTATTCAGACCTCATTAGGCCATGCTTGCCGGTGGACGGGTCTTTCCTGTCTACAGCCTTCGCGGCATCCAGGTTGCTAGCCCACGGATGGGTATCGGCGTAAAGGCGCATGGCGAGAAAGCGAGCGTAGTTGGTCGCGTGCAAACGGTTGTCGGCTAGGATCGCTGACACCGGCACGCCGGTTGCGGATTCGACGGCTAGAAGGATGTCTTTCGTTGTTGGTGGTGCAGTGGTCATGAGAAAGTGAATTGTTGAAGGTCGCCGTTCATTCTGGCCTTGAGTTCTTCGCCGCGCTTGCCGTTGCGGCATTTCCAGAATTTCACGTCTTGTAGTCCGTTCGGTTCGTCAGCGGCAGAGAAGAACAAGACGCAATCCGCATCATGCTCGATGGCGCGGGATTCACGGGATTTGCCCTGCTCGTTAAGCTGGGTAGCGGTCACTACAGGGCATTGCAGCCGCTTTGCAAGCTGTTTGAGTCCTCTGGAAATGCTCGCCACTTCTTGTTCGCGGTTTTGCCCTTTGACCTTGGGCGTGGAGACAAGCTGGAGGTAATCGACAACCACAAGGTCAATCTTCTTGCTGTCGCTGATCCGCTGGCAGTGGCCGGAAATCGTTTCGACGGACTGGTCGGAGGCGTCGCAGATCATCAATCCGCTTTCCTTGAGTTCCTTCGTGGCCCGCTCGATTTTGTTCATCGTGAAACCCTTCACCGTTTTCGGGTTCATCAATTCGCCCATCGGGATCGACCATTGAGACGCCACGATCCGCGCCACGATCTCTTCCTTGCCCATTTCGAGCGTGAAAACGACAACGTTTTTCCCTTCGCGGACTGCATGACCGGCAGCTTGGAGCATGAAAACCGACTTGCCCCAGCTAGTGGGAGCGCCGACAACCCAGAGTTCTCCAGGTCGCATCCCGCCCGTCTTTTGGTCGATTGCCAGCATCCCGGTTGCCATGCCGGGAAGGTCACCGTTGCTGTAACGCTGCTGCAATGCGTCCATAAACGCCTCCACGCTCGTTCTTGCATTGGCGACGGAACTTGACCCGGACAAGGCGGCAGCGGCACGCCTAGCGGCATCCTGTAGCGTGGAAAGCGCCGTCTCGCCAGACTGATTCTCATTGGCAACCGTCATACCTGCCGAAATGGTCAGGCGACGGGCAAGGCGGTCTCTGAGGTCGGCAATGTATCCGTCCCAACCTTGAGTGGAAAACTCCGTCAGGAGGATTTTCGAGAACTCGGCCAGTCCCAAGCCAGCCGGTCGTTTGTCCTTGATGGCATCGCGCACGGTTGCCGGGTCAATGCTTCGGTCGTTTTTGGCAAGGTCGCTAACGATCCTCCAGAGAGCGCAAGTTGCCGATGTGTGGAAGAATTCGGCAGACAAGCCAGCTTCGCAGGCCATCGGCCAGTAGCGGGTCGGGTTTTCAATCAGGCATCCCAGCACGGCGGCTTCAGCTTCGGGGGCGTGTGGTAGTTCTTCAGTCATAGGCGCGAACTGGCGTTTTTTCAGAAATCGGACGGGAGAATCCAGGCATGTCGGATGTCAACGGCTCATCCTTTGGTCGGAACAGTCCTTGCCAATTGTTTGAGATACTTGCTTCAATCGAAGCAATGGCTTTCTTTTCTCCGAAGGCGGCCAGCTTTTTAAGCTGTGCCGAAATGGTAGTTGGAGGAAGCTTCTTTCTTTTCTCGGCATTGTAAGCCAGCCAGTCTTCCCATGCTTCGCAGAATGCGCCTGAACTAAAAGGAAGAACCGGAGCGGGAGCGACTGGCTTTTTCTTTTTAATTACTTCTGCCTCTGCTTCTGCTTTGTCTGTTTCAACCGTTACTTCTACGTTACGCGGCGTTACGGTAGCATTACTATCCGTTACGGCAGCGTTACGCTCGCGGTGTCGTTTCTGCCGCTTGGCGTTTGCGTCTTTCTGGTCCGCAAGGCTGGCCATGCGTCGATACTTGGCGTGATTCAAAAGTTCCCATCCGCCGTCGATAGCAGAAATTCGCCGACCCTCGTTTGCAGGTGTCCGCGAGTAGGGATCAGGGCTAAGGAACTTTAGGATGGCGGATTCCGCATCGGCAACGGGAACGCCAGCCAATCGCGCAAGGCCTGGAATAGAAGCGTGAACTTCCCCATTTTGATCGGCTAGTGCCAGCATGGTGATCCACACAATACGAGTCTTGTCATCTTCGGTCCAAATCGTTGAAGTGACGATGGAATTGAATAGCTTTGTGTAATTGGGCATGGCGTTACTGTAACGGCTTGGCGTTATTTTTCAAGTAGGGATTTTTGAAGGGTCAAAGTAGATAACGCGTTGAAGGTTGCCGTTGTCGCGCTTGCCTTCCGGCATCCTGACGAAGCTGGATCGGTTGCGCATCAAGGCGGCATCGGCTCCGCATTCAATCGCTGCTTTCCAGAAATCGGGTTCATCTTCTGGCGGGACGTAGAACCATGCGTGGAGAGACTTGCCGCCGCTCGAAAGCACAAGAACCAAGTCGCCTACGCTGCGGAGGTGCCAGATGATGGACGGGTGAATGTCGCTTGCTGGTTCGTCAAAATCGCAGACGCAAAACCTGCGCGGCCCGCAGTTGTCTAGGCAATGCATGGACTCCTTGCCATCCTGCGTCAGCCCCTTGCGCTTGCTCATGTAGCACGGCACGATAAACTGGCACTTGGTCAGGTCTTTGAACTGGTCAATTTTTGCTGTGTGGAATTCGTAGGCGGATTTCCCGACGCAAACAAGGCCAGCCGGATCGGGGAAAAGCAGATCAAGAATCATCCGCTGGCTCGTTCCGCCGTCCATGATGCACGGGCTGGCGTGCCACAAATCAGCTTCCGTCAGCCCTTTGAGGTTTGGCCGGTGGTTCGTCGGTCGAGTCGCTGCCGGATTCCACTTCTGCTCGAACTTGCGGACGTAGCTTGGAGCCGGTGCCAACGTCGTATTGTAGGCGCGCTCGATGGCGCGGCGAACTTCCGACATTTTCAACGGTCGCCTTGTCTGTCCTTGGAACGACAAGATGCGCTGCTCTGCTTCTGCTGGTGAAATACCGGCAAGCTGGCACTTCCTCGCGGAAGACAGCACCCAAAGGTTGATGCCGTCGTGAGGTGGGGATTCTAGGTTCATTTCAGTCCTTGGCGGTCGCTTGGGTGCCGGTCGTGAAGTTTCAAGTGGCAGTCGATGCAAAGCCCGAGAAGCTCAAAAAGGAATTCGTCGCCCATGTGGGCATACGTGAGGTGGTGGACATGCTCAACGGGTGCCGCCTCGCATCCAGCGCAAATGCACTTTTGCCGCTCGATTACCTTGTCGCGTAAGTCTTGCCACTTCCTAGAGTCTAGATGCGCGTGATACTTTTCGCGCCACTCTGGGTCTTTTGGTTTCCGGGGATACATCGACAACCGATGGATTGAAATAATGGGATTTTGGGACATAGACATAAAAAAGCCCCCGAAGCTGCCGCCAGTTGAGACCCGGGAACACTAACCCGGCTGGCGACAAGTTCGGAGGCTGTTTAATCGTAGGCATCGTGTTTTTTTCGGGGTCTCAATCCCGTTGCCTTGCGGCTTCGTTAAGTTACATTATCTCTGCGGAATATCAAGCGGGTCTTTGGGGCGTCTAGCGTCTTTCAACGCGGCTAGGGCTTCGTCGGCGGTCGATGGCGTGAAGTTGTAGCCTGCAAGCTCTTTCCAACGCTCCATGGCCTCCGCCAGCCTGTCCGCCAGCGCCCGCTCGGCTTGTAGATCTGCTTTCATCCTGACAAGGTTAGCCCTGCACTCCGTGGCGTCGTGACCGTCCAGCAGCTCGGCAAGGCATAGGTAATCCTTGCTGGTTTCTTCAAGCTCCTTCCTAGCATCGTTCCGCTCGCCTAGCGCCCGGATCGTGTCGAGGTCCGCTTGCTTGCGGTCCTGCCGCTCTTGCTCAAGCTCCTGCCAGTAGCGGTCAGCCTTCGCCCGCCACATGCGCTCGGAGTCCAGCGCGGAGGTGTAGTAGCCGCGCACGGCCTCTAGCTCGGCTTCCAAGGCTGCAATCCGCTCGTCCTGCTTCATCATCGTCTCGTGCTGGGCTAGGAGGCGAGAGGCGGATTGTAGTAATGCCTTACTAATTTCGGAGTATTTTGCATCCGAAAAAGAACTGCATATCATTCGCAAGCTCTCGGCCAGCGTTTCTGTCGGCGTGTTCATGTCAGAAAAGCTGAAGCTGTGCTTTCGCGTTCCGCAAGTTGCCGCAAGCCTGCTTGAAGTAGGACTCCTTAAGCTCGCTGCCGACAAACCGACGATCAAGCGTGATCGCCCCGACTCCCTCGCTGCCGATACCTGCAAAGGGCGAATAGACCAGATCGCCGGGATTGCTCCAAAGCGTGATTGCACGTTCGATGACGTCGAGCTGAAGCGGGCAAATGTGCTTCTCATCTTGCTCAGACCTTGCGCCGTCGCGGTTAAGAACCCGCCCTTGATCGACCGTCATCCATACCGGAGACGCTACTTCCTGCCACCACGAAACCGGGAACTGCCCACGGTCCTTGACGATTGGCTTGGGATTCTCACCCGGTGCGCGGAACACTAGCAGGTAGTCAGCGGAGCCAACGCGGGAGTCTGCCGAATCGTTGCAAAGCGTCTTGTGCAAAAGCCCGTGCGCCTTGGTCCGTTGCATTTCGGTGACGGGATTCTTCCAGATGCAAACGCGGGAGTGGAACCGGAATCCACGTTTCCAGAATGAGCGGATGATTTCTCCGCTAAAGTCTTGGAACTGAATCGCGCCGTGCTTGCACTTGGTTGCCAGCAAGTCCACACAATGCACAGCGACCTCCCGACCCGGCACCATGATGCGGGCAATCTCGTCAATCAGCAGCTCGAAATGCTGCGTGAACTCCTCCATGTCATTGCAGTTGCCCATGTCCTGCAAATCATCCGAGTAGGTGAAAAGGTCGGCAAACGGCGGGCTGAAGATGGAAAAGTCAATCGACTGGTCCGCAATGGTTTTGGCAACCCGGACGCAATCGCCGTGGTGCATGGTCCATTCCTTCGATGATTCGGTGTTGATGTCTGTCTTTATGGTCAGTTGTTTCACTTGGAACTCGCGGAAGCATTCCGCCGCGATCTTCATCTTCTCTTGCATTTCCTCATGCTGCTTGATCTTGCGTTTGATGGTCTGGATGATTGCTCCTTCCGTGGTTGCTTGCACGATGTAGGCGTTGACTTGTCTGGACTGGCCGAATCGGTAGGAACGGCGCAAGGCTTGATAGAAGTCCTCGAAAGAGTAGGACAATCCGACGAACGCGACATTGCGGCAATGCTGCCAGTTCATGCCATAGCCGAAGATGCCGCTCTTGCTGATGAGAACGCGAATCGTCCCGTCAAGGAAACCTTGCGCTGCTTGCTCTTTGAACTTTGCCGTGTCGCTTCCCTTGACTTCAGTCGCGCCGGGAATCGAGTCTTTCAGCAGCTTACTCTCCTCGTTTGTGTTGCACCACACGATCCAAGCTTCATCCGACCCATTGACGAGTTCCGCCACCTTGGCAACCCGGTCATTGACCGTCATGGAAAGCTCCTGGTGCATCGTGGTCGCTGACAGCGTTGAATGTCGCAAAAGCTCGCCGTCCTTGCGTCCTGCAACCTCGTCAACCTGAACCGAGAACGATTGCAGGTTGAGCGGCGGGAGGATGTAGCCGTCATCGGGAAACCCAATATCGGACGGCTTGGAAATGCACGCTGCCCAAGACGAAAGCCACTCCCAGAAAGATTTCTCCGCGTGGCGCTTCAACCTCCAGTCGCCAGTATTGAACGTGTCATTGATGAAGAACGTGGCGAGCATTTGAGCGGGTGAGCAAATGCCAAGGAAATCAGCGTGTTGCCCGAACTCAGTGTAATCGTTCGGTGACGGTGTTGCCGTGCAGCAAAGCCGATACGGAGTGTCGCAAAAGCGCGAGGTGAGACGGATTCGGGTCTTGCCGGTGAAGTTCTTGAGAATGCTGGACTCGTCGAGAACCACGCCGGCAAAGTCGATGCCGTCGAAGTGATCGAGCTTGTCGTAATTCGTAATGTAAATGCCGGTTTCGTTGCACTGGTCCCCGCTATCCACGACTTTAGCGGCGACTCCGAATTTCACCGCTTCCGCTTCCGTCTGCTTGGCGACCGATAGCGGGGTGAGGATCAGAACCATGCCGGAAGTTTTCAGCTTCACTTGATTCGCCCACTCAAGCTGTTGAGCCGTTTTTCCAAGGCCGCAATCCTCGAATAGCGCGGCCCGCCCCTGCTTGACTGCCCATCGGACAACGTGGGCTTGCCAGTCGAAAAGCGGAACGGTAAGCGGCAGCGGGTCGAATCCGTGCGACTGCGCCCGCTTCGTTTTTGCGGCGATGAATTGGTCGTATTTCTGTAGTGTGTCGTTCATTGGTGTCTCTGGTTACTTGATGCCGATAATCTTGAGTGCGGTTTCCGGCGAGCGGGCGACGTCAACTTGCCCCTGCCAGTCCCCGTGCCACTTTTCTTGCGATGGTCGCAAGCTCAGTTGCTTCTTGGTGCCTTCCTCGGGCTTGCACTCGATCAGGTAGTTCCGCCCTTGGTAGCCCACGAGCAAATCCGGAACCCCTGGCGTTGCGATGCGGGAAAGGTCTTGCACGGTCGCGCCTGCCGCCTTGAGAGCGGCCACAATGGCGTCCTGCGTGCCGTCCTTGCCGTGGAATGTGGTCTTGCTCATGGCTTTGAGATGTCGGGTGCGAACTGCGTCTTCAATCCCTCGAATGCACGGCGATCTTCGATGGAAAGCCAAGCGCCGGTTGCGTCAACGTGGACGCCTTCCGCGATGCCTGAGACAAGGGCGAGTTCAAAGCCACTGAGACGGCGGGAGCAATAGTCCCGCAGGATGGCTGCAATTTCGGCGTCACTCATGGCTTGCCCTCCTTCACGCTCGCGATTGCTTGCTTTGCGTCTTGCGCAGCTTCTTCCGCCGTGTAACTGCGAAGCATGGAGTTCTTGCCAATGATAAGCTCCAGCGCCTCCAGCAACTCGTCGCGCTGGCGCTCTAGGCGGCGGGCGAAGTCGATGTCAACGGACCAACCGCAATTGTCGCTCCATTGCGCTGCTGCCCTCGTCTCCGGTGTCGGTCGGTCGCTCATTCGTTCCAAAGTTTGACGTTGAGCTTGCGGGCGAGGTCTGCCAGCGCCTCGTCTTCGGTCGCGCCGTAGCCGCTAACGTCTGGCAGCGTCCAAGCCGTGAATTCGTGCGGCTCCTCGGAATCGCGGTGGATTCGGATGTCATGCTCGCGCATCCAGCGGAGGCGAGGCGAGAGCGTTTCGGGGATTTGGAATAGTTCGTCGGTCATGGTGTCGTTTGTTTCGGTGTTGCAATCCATCCGGCGAGCTTGGCCTTTGCTTGGCTGTAGTCGTCGGAGAGTTTGAGTAGTCCGGCAAGGACTTGCTCGGTGAACTCGTTGCGCTCTACGATGATGTAGAGCGGCACTAGCTCGGGATGCCATGCGAAGAAGTCCCAGCGATCAAGACCGCTAGCTGCCATGCTGGCGTGGACTTGGAGTTTGTGTTCATCCGGCAGGGTTCCGGCGTCGAGCCATTTCAGCATGGTCCTTGCGACGGGACACTTGAGTTCTAGTCCGTGGTTCGGCCAGTCCGCCGCGCCGTCATCCCCGCAATCGAAATAGATCAGCCCATCCGGCGAGACTCCGAATCCTTCGCATTCGTGGCTGATGAACCCAACCTCAGTGACCTTGAACCCGGTATGCGCTTCGTAGGCAGCACGGGCGAGCGGCTCAAGCTCCTTGCCCCGCTTCATCGCCCATGTCTCTTTCTCCGGCTCGTCGTCCTGCGAAAGCTCGCCAAGCTTGTCCCAGATGGCGTTTTGCCACGCCTTCCGGCTGGTCTTGGTGCGGTCGCCGTCGAGCAGCCAGTCGCCAAGCGCGGAGCCTGTGAAGTATTGGCGGCGAAGGGCAAGCCATTGGTCCGACCCTTGCACTATGTCGGTGTGCAGCTTCATTCCGCCTCCTCCTGTGCGAGTTCCGCCTCGAAAGCCTCCTGCGACGATTGCTCAACCGGCGCGGCCAGTGCTGCGGCGAATCCTGGGCGCGGCGTGATGTTGCGCGGCTCGAAAGCCCGCTCATCGTCTTTCTCAACATGCTCCCGAAGCTCGCTCGAAAGCGGCAGCATCTTAGCGAGGCGGCGAACGGCGGTCTTCTTCGCCATTTCGGCCCAGTCGGTTTTCCATGGACCGTTATTGCCAGAACGCGACCGCGAGCGGATTGCTTCCACCTCGTCCTTAGTCATCACGGCGGTCTGCACTTCGCCGGTCGAAAGCTTGGCTTCCGCGTAAACCGCTTGCACTTCGCCGCGAGGCTTGCGCCAATCGACCTTGTGGGTAACGACGCCGTTTCGCCAATCGAAGCCGTCGTTTTCGCAAACGGTTTCGGCGCGGATGCTGGTAACGTCACCGGATCGGCGGATGAGTTCGATCAAGCCCTTGTAGTCAATGATCAGCGTGCATTCGCTGCCGTAGGGAATCAGGTGCGCCCGCCGCCCGTCAGGCTCCAAGCCCATCGCGGAGAGGTCCAGAAGGCACTTCATGACGCTGGCGGGCGTGCAGTCCATCAGCTTCGGAGTGCGGGTGGTTGCCGTAATAGCAATGCGGCAGAAGCGCTCGGCGTCGAGGTGCTTGGGCAAAGCGCGGGCGAACTGCTCGCGCATCGTTTCGGAGTTGATTAAGGACTTGATGTCCTGCTTGGTGGTGATTGCGTTGCTCATTGTTCTTCGTGGTGATTGTTCAGTCTTCCGGCAGCTTCATCAGCGCGTATCCGTGCGCCTCGGCTTGCCTGCGGAGCTTGAGGATCGGATCATCAGCGGCAAACCTGGCCCTCAAATCGGCCAGCGCATCGGCAACCGTGACGCCC